TTTGCCCGGCATTGTCCCGACTCCCATCGTGGCCCCTATCTATAATAATTTCCAGTCAAGAAGGCCTCTAGTCGATGCAACAGGCGTTCGTGCCATGCCTCAAGCTGGTGCGATTTTTATTCGTCCTGTAGTAACAACACACAACAGCATTGGAACAGCCACGCAAAACACAACCATCACCGCTTCGGCTTTCGTTGTTGATGACGTGCAAATCACCAAGACAATCCAAGGTGGATACGTTGAACTGTCAGAAGCTTCAATGGACTGGTCTTCGCCAGAAGTTCTCGGCGCTTTGTTGGACGACATGGCTCGCGTTTATGCAGACCGTACGGACCTTCTCGCTTGTTCAGAGCTTGTAACTGGTACAACCAACAGCAACAACTTCACAAACGCGTCAATCACTGACCCTGCTGAATGGGTTCGCTGGATGTACCAAGCAGCTGCAGACATCCTCACTGGCTCAAATGGCAACTTGCCATCAGCCCTTGCTGTGTCTCCAAACATCTTCCAGTACCTTGGACAACTCGTTGACGGTTCAGACCGCCCGCTGTTCCCACAGGTTGGACCGATGAACGCATACGGCACCATGACACCCGGCTCAGACTCAGCTGTTGCTTTCGGGCTTCGCCTTGTCGTTGACCGCAACCTTGGCGCGACTGACATGGTCATCATGGACCCAACAGGCATTGAGTGCTGGGAACAGCAGAAGGGCGCTATTAGCGTTGAACAGCCTTCACAGCTTTCACGTCAGATTGCTTTCCGTGGCTACTTCGCTGCAAAAGTTATTGACGCTTCAAAGAGCATCAAGGCTGCATTCGTCTGATAAAGACGAACTAGTGGATTCACTGCCGTGACTGTTTTATCGATTGCATTTCGCGAACGCCTAGATGGTGTTGTCGTTTTGCAGACCTTCCTCCCAAATGAGATTCTCATGGGGCAGGCGATAACAGTCGCGAATGTGGGTGACGGAATGGATGGCAATTTCACAGTTGTTTCTACCGAGCCTTACGAGTTCACAGGTCTAGGCCCAGAGGGTGACTTTGAATTTAACTGGAATGTTTTCCGTGAAAATCAAGTCATCTACTTTGACGCTGGCGATGATGTCCAACGCGACACCGCACCAAACACGGCAACGATTACTTACACCAGTGTTTGTACTTGGACCACCAATGCAAATGTTTTGTCATTCTTAGGCGTTTCTCCCGCCACGGCTAATGACACAGCGTTCGTTACTGTGTGCACAGATGCAGCTAACGCGCTTGCGTTCCGTAGAAGGCGCGCTGCAGGATATTTTTCTGATGTGCTTGCTACGGCACCAAGTGCAGACGTTCTTCTTGGCACGACAATGATGGCAGCTCAGTTGTATCGCTCGCGCGGTTCTGCTGGCGGTGACTCATTTCAGTCCTATGAAACCTTGGCATCAGGAAACAACCCTGTTGCCATGGGTGACATTCTCAGACTCTGGGGTTGTAACCGAGCGCAGGTCGCATAATGGGCCGTACAAATGATGCCCGCCTTCGGCTGGTTTCAACGCTCGAAACTGCTGGCGTTGTTGTTGTCTCAGACTCCCGCAACGCTCGCCCGCTTTCCGTGATTATTGACCCGCCCCAAGTGACTCGTTCAACCACAAACCAGTTGTCGCTCTCTTTCCCTGTCAACGTGCTGATGCCCCCACCCGGCAACTTAGACGCGCTCATAGCGTTGTTAGACACAATGGACATGGTGATTGACGCAACATCCGCAACAGACGCAACTCCCACCGTTTATTCTGTGGGCAACCAAGAACTTCCCGCGTACACCATTACGGTGCCGTGGGTCGCATACCCATAAGGAACACATGGCTAGTTACAAAGTCACATCAGAACTTGTTGCAGGCAAATCGCTTGGCGACACAATCACCGATGATGAGCTGCAAGGCTCATCGATTGAGGCCCTCATCAGTGCGGGTCATATCGAATACAAACAAACCAAGAAAGCAGAGGCTGAATAGTCATGGCTATTTATGTAAACAAAGACATCACAGTTCTTGTCAACGCAGTTGATTTGACTACCTATGTCACAAACGTGGAAGTCGTCAAGGCTGTGGACAGTGTTGAAAGCACTTCCATGTCAAGCACTTCAACCAACGGACACACCTTCGTGGGCGGAATCCAAAACAACACAGTGACAATTTCATTCAACCAAGACTTCGCAGCTACAAAAGTCAACGCGACTTTGACTGCACTTGTCGGTGTCCAAACCACTGTTGTTGTCCGACCAACTTCGGCAGTTGTTGGCGCAACGAATCCAAACTTCACTTTGACTGGCGCGCTCATGTCTGAGTACCGTCCCGTCACGGGCGCTGTTGGCGACCTTGCCACTGTTGGTGCTATCACCTTCAACGGCGGACTCCTTACAGAACCAATCGCCTAATGTTTGAACTCCACATCGCCACTGTGCTGGTCGATGGGAGCGAACATGAAATCGCCCTATCGGTAGCAAGCCTCTTAGAATTTGAGAAGCTCCACACCGTTTCAATCATTAAAGCTGTTGACGAAAACCTTTCCATGGAATACCTAGTGACACTTAGTTACTTGTCCATGAAACAAATAGGCCACGTCAGCAACATTGAGAAGTTCAAGTCAGAAGTGAAAGGCGTTTCGTACAGGGTTGAACGCATCCCTTTTGGCGAGACGGCATCCACGGAGTCGTTGCCGGACTAATCCTTTCGGGGATTCCATGGCAAGACCTGAAGGACATGCCGATAACACTTGTCAGTACTCTCAGCCAAGCCCTCCAAGACAGACACAAGTAATGGCAAACATTCAATCAGACATGAAAATTAAGGGTCTTGACGAAACGCTGAAGCGTCTCAAGAAACTTGAACCTGATTATGTTAAAGAGATGAATCGCCAGATTCGAAAAGAAGCTGCACCCACAATCAAATCCATCAAGGATTATCTCAAGTTCATTGACTCTGACATCACCCCGTTCAATTCATCTGGCGGGGATTCGCGCATTACTCAGGGCGAACTCATCAAGGGTCGTGGCGGAGCAACAGCGTGGAATAAGCAACTTATTCTTCGTGGCATACGTTTCAAACTTGGTGGCCCAAAGCGCAAAGCGCGTATGGGCAACAGTGCTTATTCGATGTTTAGCATTATTCAGAACAACCCTGCTGGTGCTATCTACGACACCGCTGGGGCGCGCGGTGGAAGTTCGCCATTCATTGACAACCTTGACAGCGAAGATGTACCTCATCGCTCTGGTGAACGCAAAGGACGCAAAGGTCCTTCCCGATATATGTGGCCCGGTGGAGAAGAACACCTCCCGCATTTGACAGCAACCGTTCATGGCATTGTGCAGGATGTAATCTTGCGCGTGAACAGAGAAGTGAGATAACCAAATGGCTGCAGTAACGCTTCCCATCGTCACCACATACAACGACAAAGGTGTCAAGGGCGCACAGTTCTCTCTAAAGGGGCTGGTGACCTCCCAGTTAGGTGCAACCGTGTCTGCTGGCCTATTGGTTGAGCAACTCGGGAAAGCCGTTACAGCGTTCAATGACGATGAAAAGGCAGCTGAACAATTAAAGATTGCAGTGCAAAACTCCACGGGAGCAACTGACCTTCAGGTCGCTTCCCTTGAACGGTCAATCAAAAAAATGGAAGCCACTTCCGCAGTGTCGGATGACAAGCTTCGTCCGAGTATGACCACGCTCGTCAGGGCAACAAAAGATGTGGCCCAAGCACAAGACTTGTTGAGCCTTGCTTTGGATATTTCGGCTGGCACTGGCAAAGATTTGGAGACAGTTTCTTTGGCGTTAGCCAAGGCACAGACGGGCAACGTGGGTGCGCTTACCCGGCTCGGTGTTTCGCTTGACGAAAACGCTGTCAAGACAAAAGACCTTGACACAATCCAACGACAATTGGAAACCAGTTTCAAAGGTGCATCCGAAGCAGCTGCAGCCTCATCCGCTGGAGCCATGTCACAACTGTCAATAACCGTTGACAACCTCTATGAACTTGTCGGCTCAAAACTGTCCCCAGTTGTTGAAGACTTTGCCTCAATTCTTAACACCGTTATTCCTACTGCAGCTGAAAAAGCCTCTGGCGAAACAAACAAAGTTGCTGACGCTTTCTTCAAAATTGGAAAACAACTATTTGCAGGTGGGCTAATTGACAAACTGGAAAAGGCTGCAAAGTTACTTCACTTTGTTGCTGGAGAATCCGACACGGTTGCTTCGGCAGTTACTTACACAGCTGCAGAATTTCGCGACATGGACAACTTGTTGTCAAATAAGTACAACGAGACATTAAAGAAAACAACTAAAGGCACTGACGACTTAAAGAAGAAACAACAAGATGCTCGCAAAGCAGCCAAGGACCACGCCGACACTTTGCGCGACCGAGTGGTCACCGCTGTTGATTCTGTAGCAACCAGCCTTCAAGCTGCAAAAGACCAAATGCAAGCATTCGCTGACGCTACTAGCGACTCAATCACTAGTTCTGTTTCGTTAGCGGACGCGTTCAAAACTCAAAGTGATGCGGACAAAGATGTCACAGATGCGCTTAAAAAAAGAAGTGACGCTTACACAATTTTGGAAAAACTTAATCCTGTTGAAGACGCTGAACAATATGCGGAAGCACTTCAAAAGGTTCGAGACAGTGAATATGATTTGGCAACTGCACAAAAGACTCGTGCTTCCGCTGATTACGGCAAAGTGTTCGGCGAACAAATAGCCAAAGCAAAACAGTTCGCAAGCAACCTTCAAACTTTGGTAGCGCAAGGACTCAGCAAAGCAGG